ATAAGTCAAAGTATATCCTACTAATCTTAGCCGATACAATTTATCATCCACCATGACTCTAATCCAGTTTCCTACTTCAAAATTATTAACCAAAGGTTTAAACCTTGGAATAACCAATAAGTTATTTAATGTAGCGGCGATTGAATATTGTAATTCCGAAGATTTATATAATTCAACCTGCGCCATTTCTATAAATTCTAATGCCTTTTTTATTATTTCAGCATTAGTTAAACCATCTGAAATAAAGTTTTCATTAGAATATTTATCTTCTCGTCTAAATGAACTAAATTCCAACCATAATTCAGTACCTACAAACTTTTCAAAATTCAATTCATCTTGAATTTTATTTCTTGATTCTAAGATTTGATTTTGTAACCCTTTGAAAACAACTTCGCCTGTTTCATCTGTTGAACCAGTAATTAAAGATAATTCATTTTCTCTAATTGTTATTTCAGTTTGCAAGGCAGATAACTTATCCAAATAGACTAAATACAAATCATCGTATAAATTAGGGTCTTTTCCAGACCACGTTGGTTTGTCTGCAACACCCTGTTCGATTAAAACATCAATACAAGTTTGACAGTTATCATAGAATCCTTTTAATGGATTAAGAGCATACTTCTTTAATTCTTGTGCAAATTCTTCTAAAGGCTTTTCAAATAATCCAACGATACCCACGTTGTCAGCATCAGCTTTGTTTAAAGCTTTTTCCACTTTTTGCTTTACATAAGTCTCATAATCATTATTGATAGTTAAAGATACAATTTCACTTTCGGCATAATCTTCTTCATCAGAATTGTTTACGACACTGAATTTACCTTGCCAAACACCATATTCAGTTTCTTTAGTGTATTCAGACGATAAAATTTTAGTTTTATATCTGGAATCTACCAAAACTTTTACCATAGCCAATACAGCATTATCTACTGTTGACTTAGATGCATTTTCATATGATGTAACTGCAATAGGTGAAAGATTTTCCGCTGTCAACTGTGAAATCTGTTGTGAAGCATCAGTATCATCTAATTCAGTATTCGGCATTAAAGAATTTTGCAAATACAACTGAAAATCAACTGTATTATAATAAGCATTAATTAAATTGGAAAATCCAATGATAGGATTTTGAATCTTTTCAATTTCCTTATCATAAACCAAATACTTATCTACCAATGCATTATACGATTCCAAGAAATGAGAATCCAATTCTGCTTGATATTCATTCTGATAATACAAATATCTTTTGTCGTATTCATTGATTTTACCAACCAATTCATCTGACATATCGTGTTTACTTTGTTCTGAAAAATGCCAAATATAATCTGTACCATTTGGATTACAATTTTTAATAGTAGCAGTCATTAAGTCATCGCCAGCTACTAATTTAAAGCAATTTTTAATAGCATCTGTATTCAATGAAGATTGAATATCGCTTGCCAACATATCAGCAGTAACAAAAATAGTAGTATCTTTACCATATCCATAATTAACTAATTCACTACCACATTCTGGACAATTATCTATAAATTCACCACGATAGCCACACTCATTACAAACAGATAATAAATCATAAACAGCGATATTTCTTTGGATATTACCGTTTTCGTCTCTTGAACAACTTAAATCAAACAGACATTGTAATTCTGTTCCAATAGTATCAAAAGCATCCGCAATAGATACATCTGAAAATGTAAATGTTCTTTGCATTTTTGCAATAGTATCATCTACATGAATAATATTATAATGCGGTGCTTTTTCTGTGATTCTATGTAACAATGAAGCTTCTGGTGAATTAGGATTGTACAAAATTGTTGGAGTCACATAATCTTCTCTTGCAATATCGTTTTCGGTATTTATTTCTATATCATATAATTTTATCTGAGATAGCTCGGAACGCCCTAAACAAGTAGCAAAAATAGTCTTAATAGTTTCAATAGATTCATCTACGTCTACTTTAATTTCAAACCATCTATCCCATTCAACGCAATAAATCAACTTAAAATCAGTGATTTCATCCCATAAATGGCATTTTTGATTATCAATATATTTATAGATATTAAAACTAATTTCAGAAGCTACTTTCATGTTATCCTTAACATCTAAAGACTTAGGTTCTAATTGACCTAATATGTCACCATTCTTTTTTGATAGAAGAATGGTAGGAGATTCTGGATTATGAGCCATATCAAAATTAATTTTAATAGCCATAATATTCCTCCTAAATACCTATCTTCACAATAGGAGAATATGTGATTGTAGTTTTACATGGAATGGAAATAGTAAAAATATTTGTACTATCTTTAAATGAACTTGCCAATCTAAAGAATATCCAGTTAAAATCTTTTTGGATTTTATGTGAAGTTAAAGAAGTTTCAATAACAGGATAATTGATTTTTATAATTTCTCCTGCTTTACAATTCTTAATTTGCATCGTTCTATTCTCTAATTCATTATGAATTTCTAAATCACCATCTGCGTACATTTCAATTTCCATATTAGGATAAATATATCCTTCATCATCAGATTTACTATGGATTTGACGAACCGTATTTTCTTCTTCGTTTTCAAATACAAAAGACAATGGTTCTCTTAAAGCAAAAGGACGATTAGTTATAATTTCTAATTCAAAACCATAAATCTTACCATTAAATTCAATTTTACTCACATTGAAACTTGCTTCAAAGTAAATATCAATCAAATCATAATCACCTAACAATTTGAATTTATGAAAACCTCTGCGATTCAACCACTTCATTATCTGTCTGGATTCTAAAATAGTAATAACACTATCATCTGTAAAACAAGGATGTTTGCAAATTGAAAATGTTGTAGTTAAATAACTGCCATATTCTGTACTGGTTAATTCATGCTTTGCACCTCGTAATACAGATACAGTGTTAAAAGAAATTTCAGAACCATTAGATGATGTTTCTATTCCCTTAGAGCCAAACTCACAAATAACATATCCTTGTTCACTTAAAGTCAAACCATCATATTCAAAATCTAAAAATCTCAACTACCACACCTCCTTTTTGTTTGCGTTTTAAACTACTTCAAAAGTAGTTTAACTAAGCACCATTTTCCTTTAAACACTTCTTTATTCAAAGCTTTCTTCATGGATTTTAATTCATTGATAAGTTTGTCATATTCTTTTTCTTTTTTACCTAAATCAGACAAAGTATCTTCCAAACTGTCTCTCAAAGAAGTAATTTCCATAATAGTATTCAAGTTTTTCTCTTGCTCGAAAAGCAAATCTTGAATTTCACTTTTTAAAACTTCATTTTCTTTTTTCAAAGATTCATTTTCGTGCATTAAACGTTTAATGGTTTTATCTTTCATTTCAATCTTTTTTACATTCATATTAATTCACCTTTATAATATTAAAGGAGTGGTACATTTTATTGCACCACTCCTATTTTTTTATTTATCGAATAGATTTACTTTTACTTAAAGAACTTTTACCTGCAATTTGGTCTAAAGTCATAGCCATAACAAGACGCTCAAAATTCGGGTCTTTTCGTAAACCATTCAGCATTTCTTCATAATTTCTTACGTTAGGCATACTGAATACAATTTGGTCAAAGTGTTGTTCTACATTAGTACGCATATTATTATTCGGAATCGATGCAACACCTAAATTCAGATTATCTTTGATAAACTCTGTAGGATTATTTGCCATATCCCAAATATTATTGCTTGCACCATGAGTCAATACACTATCATTTTGTGCTAACGGAGTTAAAATTGCACCATCAGATGGACGCACAATAAACTCTCGTCCTTTTTCTTGTGTCCAAGCTAATTCATCTTTAGACAGATTATGAACGCCTTTTGCATAACGACCAGAAACAATATTACCATACTCGTCTACAACATCATAATATTTTGTTGTTTCTTTTTTAGAAGAACCATCGCTGTATTTTGTTGTTGTCGTTTGGGTAGTAACACTATATTCATATTTACCATTAGGGTTATCTTTAGGTTTTTCTGTACTATTAGTCGTACCTGTATGAGTAGTTTTACCTTCCCATTCTACGCCTGTAACATATTTACCACTTGAATTTGAAGTTGTTGTTTGTTTTTTAGGCGGTTCATAATCATCATCGTCATCGTCATAATAGTAGTCATCGTCATCGTCATAACTATATGATGGAATATAAGTAGGAGTATATGTAGGCGGTTTATAAACAGGCTTTGGTTTAGCCGCAGTATTAGCTTCATCGGTATGAATAGCAGAAGATTTATCTGCTACGTCAATGTCAATGTCTGCTAATTTTGCTAATTCTTCAATCATAGTCTGTAAATTAACATTCATATTTTTCAATGTTTCATTTACAGTTGTAGCCGCAGACATAATACCATTTTCAATATGTTCACCATAAGTAGTAAGAACATTAGCATTTTCTTCTGTTGGACTCCAAATAGAACTCATATCGTCAGTTATTTCATAACCAACAGACCCTGCTCTATCTAAAATTGTAGAACTAATAGTTTCTGCATTTGCATTAACTTCTGCAATTAAATCCAAAATTAAAGCATCAATATTATCTAATCTTGCATTTAAGATTTCCTCATATTGAACATACAATTCATCAAATAATGCTTCTTGGTCATCTATGAATTTATCATATTCCATTTCTTCAAGATTAGTTTTCGCTTCTTCTAAAGAAACTTTAAGCTGTTGAATTTTAGCTTTTGTTTCTTCGGAATCATCACCTGCATAAGCTGCCATCTGTTTTTCAAGAGAAGCAATTTCTTTAGTTTGGTCTTTAACTTTCTTCTGATATTCATACAAATCTTTCTCTGCTTCTAAAGACTCATTCTTTTTGTCAATAAGTTCCTCTAAAGCTTCAAGTTCGATTTCCATACCTTCTTCGACCAAAGCAATCATAGCTTCTTTTTCTGCTTCTGCACCTAAAATACTATCTCGTTGCAGTTCAAGCATTTCTTCCCTACGGTCAATTAATTCTTGGTCATAAGGAGTTTTTGCAATCTGTTCATCTAACTTAGCTAATTCTTCTTCGTATTTATCTGCCTGTGCCATATATACATTATAATTAACACCATGCAGACCCATAGTAGAAAGACCTTCATTAGTTAATTGTCCTCGTTCATCGAACAATTTCATTTCTTCAAACAATGAAATCAAGAAGTCAGATTCATCAGCAACTCTGGAAATTTTATCCTGCAACAAATCAAATACTTGCCATTCGATTTCTCTAATAGCATTTGCGTATTCTAATATTGCAGTTTCACTTTCTTCAATAGCAAGTGTAACTTCGTCAATGCTTGCTATCATTTCATACCATGCTTCTGATTCTTTAGCTACAGCACCGTTGTACATAGAATCTTTTAAAGAAGCAAGAAGTTCTTCTTTTTCTTTTTTCAATTCTTCAATATTTTCATTTTCTACTTTTGTTAAAGCATCATAATATTTTGTACTGGTAACATAGCCTTTAGCTTCACTTTGTTCGATAAAAGTTTCAAGCATACTACGTTCATGCTCTACGATTGCCAACATACCTTCAAATTCAGTGACAACATTATCGAATTTCTGTTTATATAATTCTGATACTGTTTCGTTTAATTCATCGATAGCATCTTGGCAGTCAAGGGCTTTCTCATCATTTACATTTAATTGGTTCGCTACACCAATTGAACATTTCGTTCCACATAGTTTCCTATGTGATTAGACTATATCTTTTACCTATAAATTTAATGTTTTGTAAGAACATCTTCAATATTGTGACCTTCCCAATAAGGGATTCTCAAAAGATTAATATTTTTAGATTGACAATATTGATTTTTTATTTCATCGTGTTTCTGGGTGATTACATGATTATTGAACATATTTTCTTCAAAATGATGTTGACCATCAAATTCTATAATTAAATTATATTGAGGTAAATAAAAATCAAATGGCAATGGTTTTTTATCACGACAATCTGTAAATCTTTTTTCTTGAATAAAATCGATACCATTAAACTCCAAGAACTTTCTAATTCTTTTTTCGCCAGCACTTTCTTTACAAGCACATGAAAAACACGAATTAACACCATGCTTACTAAAATTTGCAAAACTTGTTATATATTCATTTCCGCAAGCACATTGAATCTTTAAATTTCTTGTAAACGTATCTTTATATTCTTCTGGATTCAATAAAATATTATTATTAATATTTTCAATAAAATTTTTCACATATTGAACATCATGTCGTAATTTTGCTCCACGCTCTTCCCAAGAACATTTACTACATTTGTGTCCTCTAATTAAATTGTCAAGCATCATTGTTTGTATTCCATGTCGGGGACAACTAAACTGAACATTCATCTTAATATCTACATAATCACTTACATCGGTAATTAAAATATATCCATTGTCTTTACATACCTTTTGAGCTTGTTCTATAAATTTTATTGCTCGTTTTTTATGCGATACATCGCTTGTCTTTTTGCCTGTACATTTACAACAACAATCTTTTGTAATTATTTTTCTTCCATTCATAATAGTTACAAAACAACTGTCGTATTCTCTTCCACAATAATCACAAACTGCTTTAATTTTCGCATCAGAACGTGGTGATAAATCTTTTGCAAGTACATTAAAAGTATCATATCTTTTAGTGTAAATATATCCTTTTGATTCATACCATTGTCTATTCGTATTGTTCCATTTTACTTGAACAATTTGGTTTTCATCAAACATACATCCTACCTCTATTTTTTTACATAAAAAAAAGAACGTATAAACGTTCTCATAATAATTCATATAATCATTAAATTTTACAGGTAATCTATTATTTCGAATCGCCAATCGCTTGCAATTCTACTCCCATAAGGGATAGTCGTTGAACCCTACTCTATTCGAGTCTTGGCTGCTGATTGTCCAATTCTTATGATTTTCAAACATTCACACTTAGGCTTATTTCATCCTTATGTTGTAGTTCATAAGACTCTAAAGAGTTTCCAGCAATTAAATAGATTTTACTTGCATATCACTATGCAAGGTGGCGTGAGTTTCACCACTCTTGATATTTTTGTATCTGTTCAGCCAATCCTTCATCTTTAATAGTGTTAATATCGATAACACCATCACGAACCTTTTTAGCCCATGATTCAGATAAGCCAACAGAATTAGCTTCTTGAATATATCTGTAATATCCTTGATATTGTAAATCTATTTCTTTATTTATTTCATTAATTTGTTGTTTTAAAGTTGTGTTTCTGGTTGTCCAGCTTTGGAATATACTACTTGCTTTTAAGTCAAGTCGTGCAATAGCTCTTTCGATTCGGTCAATAGCAACTTCAATCCAGTCAAATGTTTCCTCGAAATCATCTTTAGAAGATGAAGATTTACTACTGGAAGAACCTTTGTTACCACCTAAACCAGAAGAACCACCAGAACCGAAAATAATAGTATTACCACCATTGCTTAAAGAACCACTACCACTTGAAAAGGCTGTACCTTCCGCAAATGCTGTTCCATTTACAATCGCTCTACCTCTGGTTTTACCATGAATAATTTTACCATATTTAAATAATTGTTCTGTTTGTCTTGCATTAAAGATAATATCGTTCTTTTTATACTTAACAAATTCAGCACCGTTATCTCCTACGGTAAAGAATCGACCTTCACGAACAATGGTTTCTCTGCCCAGCTCGCCCATCAAGGCTACGCCAGAATCTTGTGTACCCCAATTACCTTCTGCAAATGCTGTACCATCTACCCTCGCACCACCAGAAGATTTTCCACTTGTAGTAAAACCACCAGTTTTACCACTAATTGCACCACCACTTGGACTACCATTAGTAATATAGTTAGTAACATAGTTTGTGGTTACTGTAACTGTTTTATCTTGCAAAGCATCAATAGAAGCCTTCAAAGACCAAACAGCATCTTCACCATAAACATCGGCTCCTACATCAACTTCTCTATCATATAGAGAATCGATAGCTTCTTTTAATGCTATTACATCATCTGTACCATAGACTTCTGCACCTACTTCAAAAACTTTTTCAAGCTCTTGAATTTCAAGGATTAAAAGTTTAATTGTTTCAATATCTTCCAAACCAGAAATTTCAAATGCTACTAACATTTCTTCTGGAATTTCTTCTATCCATTCAACTAAATCCTCTACATCATCGTCACCTTGAACTTCGGCAACAACATTAACTGTTTTATCTTCAACCTTTTTAACGGTATCTTCTAAGGTTTTAACCTTATCTTCACCTTTGGTTTCAGCAGTTAAAATTATTGTTTTATCTTCAAGTGCCATTACTGCATTAACAATTTTGTCAATGTTTTCATCGCCAGTAACTTTTGCATTTAAATCTATTTTCTCTTTGGATAAATCTTGTAATTCTGATGTGTCTGGTTGTACACGAACAGTTACAATACTGCCATCTTCTTCATCAACAATATCTTTAAATTGTTCGCCTAATTGTTTCGCTTCTTCGATTGCGCCTTGAGCATCTACTGTAAATGGAATAGATACACCTTGATTTTGCAATTCTAAGAACCAATCTTTAACACCTTGAATTGAGGTGTCATCGATTTCAATTCCTAATTTAGATAATACTTCTTTACCTTCAACCGTAGAAACAAATTTTGAAATTTCTGCCGCTATACTGTCTAAATCTTTTTGAACAGCAGTAGTGTCTAAACCTTTCAGTTCAAGAACTTCCATTTCATTAACCTTTGAATTAAACTTATTCATAAGGTCATATAAGTCCATGAACTCACCTTGAACTTGACTACTATCTATTGTCAAAGAAGGTAAGTCATTAAACTGAACTATTTTCAAATATGCTTTGTCTAATTCAGCATTTAACAAAGCAATTTGTTCTGTTTTGACTTGGGGACTAATAGTAGCGTTATTAGAAATCTCATTAATTTTGGCTTTGATATTTTCTATTACATCTAAGCCACTTTCTTTGTCACTAAATGCTGTCTGGATTTGAACTGGTTCTGCACCTAATTCTTGTAATTTCTGCTTTGATTCTTCAATACGATTATTAAATGTATCTAAAGAGGTATAAGCGGAGTCAAGATTTATGTCAAATCCATAAGCACTTAATGCTCTAAGTAAAATTTGCACCTGCTCAACAGACACAGCATAACCATGTACTTGTTCAATTGCCTGTGCAATCTTTTGGTCATCGCCAATACCAAAGTTAAGAGTCCAATTACCATCTTCGGTCATCTTTGCCCACTCTAAAGCTTCACCGCCAAGAGTTTCACCTGCTGTTCTTACAGCATTTAAGAAGTTTGCAAGACCATCTGTACTATTGGTAAAGAACTTCTCCATAACAGGAAGTCCTTTAAGATACATTTCTTTAATTGCATCTGTACTTGCAGTAGACATATCTTGGTCTGTCATCAACTGCACAAATTCTCTAAAGTCATCTGTACCTACTCTACCCTTTTTGTATAACTCCTTCATGTTTGCCAATTCATTAGAAATATTAGCAAACATACTATCTTCATCCGCAGTAGACAATGCCATTGTCCATTGGTTGTAGTCAGAAGTTAATGCTTTGTATTGAGCCATTAAATCTAAGTTAGCATCAATTTTCTGAGATAATAAATCTTGTTCTCTAAGTAAACCAGAGTATTCAGCAGTATCTTCTTTTCCTGCCGCTTTAAGATTTTCTAATTTAGCTGTAACCAAATCATATTCATCAGATAATTGATTTAACTCATTTTCGATTTTATCTGTATTAAAATCTTGATATTCTTTATTTAACTTTCTAAATTCTTGAACATTTAAATGAATACCATGTTCAGTACGTTCAAATAATTTAGAAGGGTCATAACTTTCTAATTCTGAGAACATAGCATCCAACTGCTGTTTTATATCAGTAGTTAAGCCTGTTCCAGATACCGATTGATTAATTGCTTCATAGAGCATTTCAAATTTAGAAATTGTATCATCTAAATCAATCGGTAGATTAGCATTGATTTCAGCAATAGCATCACGAACTTCTAATAACGATTCTGCCGCAAGTGGTGCTACATCTTTTAATTGATTAGCTTGTTCGGCAAGATAAGTAAAAATATCTTCATTAGCTTTATCTATTAATTCTTCGATAGCTTCTCGCAAAGCATCGGTATCATTAATATAAGGTGCTAACTCTGGATATTTCATTACAATATCGAAGCGATTATGACTTAAATCTGTCAACGCAGTTTGTAAATCATTAATTTGTGCTTGATAGCTTTCAATTAAAGTAGGTAAACCAGATTCGCCAGTATCATTCATAATATCGTAGAAATGTTGCATTTGTTCAGAGGATGTTAAGCCACATTCACCGATATTTTGAATTTCTTTCTGCCATTGTTGTAAATCCCATAATGCTGTCTTATCGTCTTGGATAGCAATTCGATAAATAAATTCTTTGGTATTCCTATCAGCATTATCAAAGAAATTAAAGATTTCTGTCATTTCATTAGAATCCAATTTCTCTCTATCAATACCATTTCGAATACCATTTTTCAAATGAGCAATTGCATCTTCAACTGCTTGGTCTGTTACATCTGGAATTTCTTTCAATCCTTCTTTATATGCATCGACCCAAACAGTATAAGTATCAACGTCACCTAATGTTTGCAGTAAAACATTACGCGCATCTTCTTGTGAACCTGTAAAATCATTTGTTGCAACTACAGTTTTTTCTAATGCTACAACCATTTTTTCAAATTCAAAATAATTATCTGGAGAACCATAAGTGTCCAAATAATCTATATATTTAGATTGCGCTACAGTTTCATTAATACTTTCTTTAAATGCAATATACTGTTTATATTCATCTTCAAGTAATTTTCTATCTGCATCGATTTGTTTGTACAAATCAGAACTGGTTAATTGCTCAATAGTATATAAACCATTAACAGAATCACTTGCATTATCTTTTAATACCTGCAACATTTCTGTCAATTGTTCATAGCGTACAACTGCGTCTTCTGCTGTATTTAATGGTAATTCTGAATCAAAAGTACCTTCAATTTTATTACCTTTTGTTTTATAAGCAATGTTATATCCAGCATTAGACAAAACATTGCCCATTTTTTCTTCAAATCCACTATTTACAGAGAATCTAAAATCACCAGCATCAAACTTAAATAAGTCAAAAATATCAAGCCAAGCAAATAGTCCATCTTCACGGGATGACTCCACTAAAGACTCTTTAACTGCATCAAAACCAGCATACAACTCTGTTAATCGTTCTTTAAGAGAATCACTGGCAACCTTATCAATCGCTTTATCTAATTCACCGTATCGTTCAATAAGATTGTTAATTTCATCTTCTTCTAAACCAAGAGCCGTTAATAAATCTTGTGTTACAGACTCTAAGTAATTTTTTGAATCTGCTGTACCATCATAGGCTAATGTAGCTTCTTTATAGGCATTATAAGCAGATGAAATTGTAGCTGCTTCTTCTTGTGCGGAAGTAGCTAATTCCATTGTTGCCTGTCTTGCTTCTTCTTTAGCTTGAATCATTGAATTGATAGAAGAAATTGCATAGTTAAATAACAATGTTGCACCAATAGTTAGTACACTATTTAAGGCTATTGTAGCCGCTTTCCATGCTACAGTTTTTGCGGTAGCACCCGCAACTGACTTAATATAACCATTAATAGTAGCGTCACCTTGATTTACAGTACGGAGATATTTTCCTAAACTGCTGTCGCTATCAATAATATTTTTCTTGAAATTAGATTGAGCTTCTGCGCTTTGCATAGAAAGCGTATTAAAAGTATTCAACATAGCTTGCGTTTTAGCAAGATTATGTAAGATTTCTTTTGATAAAATAGACCCAAATACATTTAATCCTAATCCAGTTGCCGCACCTTTACCATCAGTGATAGTTCTTACTAATCCTTGGTTTTTAGCACTAAGGACAGTAGAAATACCAACTAAAACAGTAGGTATAGTACCAAATTTATCTAATAAAACATCAACAACGTCAATAACATTAATAACGCCATCTAATAAATCTTTAAGAAAATCGCTATCTAAAAACGTTTGAGATAAGCTCTGCCAAGAAGCTTGTAATTGCAATAATTTAGCGTCTAAAGATTCCAACCATTTTTCATGCTCTCGCATTGCAGAACCTTCGGATTCTAACGAAGCTTTAATAGCTTCTCTTGCAATATCAAAGTTTTCCATCAAGGATGACATTGTATTACCTTGATGTTTACCTGCTAATAATTCAACGATACTTGCTTGTGCTATATCGCTTAAATCATGCCATTTTTCTGCAAGTTCATCTAAAATCTGATATGTGCTTTTGAAGTTATTTTTGTCGAGCATTATATCAACGCCAGACAATGCTTTAATCTCAGCTTGCAATTTTGCTGTAGATTCAGCCATACCTTCTGTTTCTAAACCAGCGTCAGCTAATTCAGTTGTAGCACCTCTAATTCTCATAGAAATGGTTTTCAAACCATTTCCAACCTTAGAAACATCTTGAACTACAGTATTAGCTGCAGTAACTAAGGCGATAGTTTCATCGATAGTATTGTTTGCAACAGACATGGAAGATGCAGAACGCATCAACGCTTCGCCAATTCCACCTGATGACACGGCAAAACGGTTGCCAACCTCATTAAACTTGTCAATGACTTGCATTGCAGTTACTTCATCGCCAAATGCTGCCATAGTAGAAATCAAACTTTCAGTAGCAGTATCTACACTTTCAATTTCATCGCCTACTACGGCATAAATATTAGCAACTTCTGCTAATTCTTGTGATTCTTCAAATCCATAACCTAATCTTGCAAAATCAGCAGTAGAAGAAACTAAACCATCGATAGTTGTACCTAATTGTTTAGCTTTATTCCCTGCATTGGTTAAAAATGAATCATAAGCATACTCGGTTTCATTTGTAACCTTTTTAAGTTCAGTCATAACAGAGTCAATTAACACTACATTATCGAACATAGAATGTATTGCTTGACCTGCCTCCATTAAAATATCATAAGCAGAGAACCACGAACTAAGTTCTGAGAATGATTTTTTAAATCTATCAATCCAAGTTAAACCTGTATTGCCAGTAATTTGTGCGTCAGCTCTAATAGTATTAAATGCACTTCTTGTACCTTTTAATGCTTTTTGAGTAACATTTTCAAAATCGCTTAATTGCGCTTTTAGTTTGTCTATCTGTTCTCCATATACTTTTGCGGCTTTAGTATTTTTGCCAAGCCAAATATCCATATCGGAGAACAGTTTTATAATATCATCTTTTGAAGCTAAACCCTTCTCAGATGTAACATTCGCCTTTACTTGTACCTCTGTTCTTTTCAAAGCATCGGTATATTTATTATAAGCACTAATAATATCTTCTAAATTACCTGTTTCATGTGCTTTGTTTAATTCGGTAATAGAAGTTCTTAAATCATTGACACTTGTTTCTGTAGTTTCAAAAACATTGTCTACGTTTCTTAATTGTGCTTCAAGATTGCTTAAACTTAAATCTATATCGCCACGTTCAATTTTAAGACTAATATCCTGTCTTAAATTCTCTCTAACGTCTTGAATCTTACGATTTAAAATTTCAATTTTATCTATATTTTCAGATACAGTACGTTGTAATCTTTCAAACTGTTCATCAGATAAATTACCACTTAAAGCATCTTGTAAATCCATGAAGTGACGAGTTAATCTTTCATATTGAGCATTTAACTCTTGTACTTCTTGTTCTTGTTTACCACTGGATTGACCTTTAAGAATAGCTTTATCTAATTCAGTTAATTGACGTTCTGTTCTAATTAAATCTTGAAATGCTCTATTGATATTTTGGGTTTCTCTACGAACATTTTCTAAATTGGCTGTATCAACACTTCTGCCCAAAACAGCGTTCATATTGTCAGCAGATTCTTGGAATACCCTATCTATCTCACGCCATTGATTGACATTTAATTCTTGCCCAAAATCAGTTTCAAGCTGTCTGTATTCTGCTCTAAGCTCTGCTAAAGTAGCTTCTAACGCTTGAATTTCATTAATATTTTCAGTTGGGTCTAAACCAACCATAGAAACTTCAATACCACCCATGCGTTTAGCTAATTGAAGCATACGTTCTTGCGCTTGTTCTGCTTGATTAAATTCCTGTAAAACAGAAGAGCTTAATAAACGAGTAGATGTTACCGCTTGCAAGCTGCCATCCTGTAAATGAATAACTTCATTAACAACACCACGAACTTCTTGAACAGTTCTACCCAATTGGTCTATTCCAGTTACGGTGATTCGAATCTGACCATCTCTACCCATTTGGGTTCTAATGCTTTGAACCTGCAAACGCATAGCATCTAAATCTTGAATTACATTATTGATAGAAGTACCATCAAAGCCAAAGTTATGTAAAACTCTTGACATTTCTTGGATTTCTTCACCCATATAACCAAAACGAATATTAGAAACTCGGTTCAAATCTTCTTCCAGTTGTTGTAATGGTACGGTCGCTCCCATTAACTGTCCATTAAGATTAATTCTTAATTCAGCACAGTTCTGTAGAAGCTGTTCCATTCCAGTAGAAAGTCTATCTAATGAAGTAGTTGATTCAGTAACATTAGAAATTTCAAACGTACCATTTAATGCATTGAAAGCAGTAGCGGTATCTTTTACAGATACATTAATTTCATCCAACTTTTGTCCTAAGACTTCTAAACGTTGAATCAATTCTGTCATCTGACCTGCAATGCCTTCAAGCTGATTTGGCATATCACCTGTAAAAACAGATTGTAAAGATTTTAGTTTTTCAGACGCTTCTTCTGCATTGTTAGCACCAGCTTTGATTTTTGCAGATTCATCAAGGAAGTCATCAATAGTTTGACTAAAAGAAGATTCAATAGCAGATAAATCTACATCGAAAACCCTTGCTGCTTCTTTAATGGACGCAAAATAAGTGTTAAATCCTTCTAATTGTCTATCAGCAGATAAAGCCTTTTTACCGCTAAATCCACTCATATTAGTATAAGCTTCGCCTAAAGTTTCCCAATAATTAGCTAAATAACCACTATAGCGACTTGCTTGACCAATTAATTGCTCTACAGCTTGTTTTGGGTCATTGATTTTACTTGAACTATGCTTATTAATCCAATCCATAACAGCTTGTTCATACATTTTAGCTTGACGCTCTAATTCTGGAACAGCTATATTCTTAACATAATCTTTATTTTGAGTTAAGTTATTGATTGGATTGTTCTTCTTTACACCTAAATCTAAATTAAAGCTAAAGTTCAAACTGCCCATTGTTTTAGCCAGTTCTTTAAACTCACCTTTAACATCAGATAACGCAGTTTCAATACTATTAATAGAATTAAGCAAAGGTTTCATTGTAGAATCTTTACCTAAATCACCAAACGCTTTTCTTATTTCATTAATAGAGGAAGTCAATGAATCTAAGGAAGATTCAAGTTTTGAAATATCCCTTGAAGATGGAAGGTTATTAGTTAAATCGCCATTATGAAAATCAATATTAGCAGCTTTTTGTAATTCTTTGAAAGACTTAGTAATATCCTTAATATCTTTAAGAACATCTTGTTTATTGGCAATTTGGATAGTTGCAACTAATTGAGCATCGTCTAATTGTTTTTGCAAACTACTTATATCACCTAATTCAGCTTGCACTACTGCGCTAAATACTTCCTGCATAATTCACTCACTCCTTTATCAATCAAATAAAAAAAGCGTCCATTAAGAACGCTTTGTAAAATCTATATTTTATTTATGCTGTCTGTTGTACAGCAATTTTTAATTTATCTAAATTCTTCCACTTTCTATCTTTAGCAGTAGCATCATTATAAATTGCAATCATACCATGTCCTGTACTTTCAGACCAACCAGTAAGATACACAATAAAATCATCTTCCAAATCAAGCGACTTGAGATATGATATATGATAATGTCTGAGATTATGAGGATAACATGGTTTATCTACAAAATCGCTCCATGTGTTTATCCATTTTCTTAACCCTTCTGCTGTTGTAGGTGTACCAGTATGTTTATTGATAAAAATACTGGTATGCTCTTGATTATATTCTTTCATAATCTTTTCACGCTCTATAAGCCATTTATGATAATAAGGTAAAAACGTATCTTTTAAGACATATTTAATCAACATCTTGCCATTAACCCCTCTACCTTTTGTTCTGATTTTCTTAGTTGTTTCTAAGAATAAACCATCGAAAGCAGTATTTTCTTCGTCAATTAAATCAGTAGTAAACAAATTAAGTTCTGACACTCTTGCACCACATGAAATAGCTAAAGCCAATAAACACTGTTCCTGTATTCTACCTTGCTTTTCAAGCTCACTGAAAATTAAATCAATATCAGCCTTACTTAAAACAGTTTTCTCACGAACAGTTTCTTTGACTGGTTTTTCAATCTTAGGTAAAAGATTTCGAAACATTGGATATTCATCATCAAAGATATTTTCAATCCATGCACTAAAACTGGACAAACTACTATGCATATTAGCATATCTGTTACTGTTCCATTTTAGCTCAGTAACACAATAATCAAAGAAATCCATCAAATGACGCTTTTTAATATCTACAAAAAATAGATTGTCATTCTCCAATAAGTTCCATACAAAAAAGATATTTAAATTTGACTGATATACTATAACAGTTTTAGGAGAACGTTTAGTAGCAAAGTTCTTTAAAAATCTATCCATCAGTTTCTTGTTGTCTGGATTAATTTGTTCAATCAATTCTTGATTAGTAATAACCTTTCGGTAGGTTTCTCTGTTTCTTGCCATTTGTCACCCTCCTTTTCTCATATTATAGCATTTCTCTCACTTATTGGAAATAGTTGAGAATAACTAAAGTTTGATTATTCAATTCTACATTAAAGAGAATTATCGCACTGGAATACCTGCTTTCTTTAATGCAGACTTTAATCTATAATGTGCTTCACCCGTAATTTCTTCAATAGGCATTTGCCATACAGAAGTGCCATCTGGGAATCCTATATATCCACCATGAGTATATCCATTGTAAGCTGCAAGCTTAAATACTTCTATGTCATTATCATGTGTCCAAGGTTGACGATGAAATGTGTTGGAATACCAATGACCAGACAAAGTGTTAGAATCTACAAAACCACCTATACGTTTTTTGGAATAGTCTAATTTTGACAAATCAAAATAAACTTCTGCTTTATATCCATTTGGCGTTTCTTGTATTTCAGACTTAACTAAGGACTTAAATAACTGATATGTTCTACGATAATATTCTGGACTAAATTCAGTATAAAAAGCATATAAATGGTCTTGAATTGTTTTGAATACATAGCTTTGCATATCTTTTACAGCTTTTTCACATCTATCTTTCAGCACTTGCTTTAATTGGCTTGGAGTATAAACCTTTGTAGCCATTTAATCATCTCTATTCTTCAACAGGGGATTCTAATGCTTTGTCATTAGTAGTTGAAGTTTCTTCCTGTTTAAAATCCACTTCAACTACAGCGTCTTTTTTCTTTTTAGACTTTTTAGGTTTGGCAGTTTTGGCAAGTTCATCAATTCTTTTAGTACGAGCCTGTTTCTCTGCTTCACGTTTTTCTACTAAATTTCTATACAAATCAGTATTCATATAAGCTTGTGCAAGTTTTTCATAATCAACATTTTGACCCTTTAAGGAAGTAGCTAATTCATTAACAGCATCTAATTTACTTAAATCCACATCTTTCATTCTATCTTCTAAGGTCTTAAACAGGCTTGCCAAATTATCCATTAAAGGATTTCTATGAATACCAGTCTTATATTCGATGTTAAGTTCTACAGCTTCTTCAAGTTCTTTCCACAATTCTTCATCAATGTCATTTTTAACGATTTCAATAATATCACTGTTATAAACAATATTTTCCATTTCATCAATGGCATTATTCTCTTTATTGGAAATAGCACTTACATCTGCTGTAGTAAAAGTACGAATAACAGCATACTTAAAAGCTACATCTTTTAACAAGCTATTATAATTATCACCAGTGAATAGCAAAGAGGTAATAATGCTAATAAACTGTACTTTTTTCTTTGCTGGCAAAGAAGTGTAATACATAAACTGCATTTCTTCTCCATTCAAGTGATATACACCATTTTTAATTGTATTTCTTAAACCATTCATATTTTTACCTCCACTAATTCACACTTAAAAATAGAATTTTAATGATATTCTGAAAAGAATTTATCTAAATTCCAAGTATATTTAACACGTTTCTTTTCTCCCGCAATCGTAATTGCATGATGTAAAATTAAGTCCATTTCATTAAAACTCTTTTTATTAATGCTTTTACACATTCTATTAAAATCTTCTATACGTTGAAAATATGTACGCTCTACATTGTTTTTTTCATCACGAAAATTAAGAATAAAACCTGCATTGATACCATCATATATAGAAGCTTTTGTGAGTCCTTCTATTTGATGTTTGTGTATTAATTTAGGTTCTGGACTGTCTTGCGATACATTTTCAAATGTCATATATTTTTGTTTTGTACTTTTCAGCTCAAAACACCATAAGGTTCTTGTTTTAGTATTGAATACTAAATAATCATACGGATTATTTCGAGTATATTTTGTTTTTTCACTTTGATTATATGCCTGTGCTGTATCTTTCAATCTATGCAACCAACAATAATCTGGAACGCTTTTTGCAAAGTCATTTTCAAACGCCTTGCCTACATTCTTAGCCATTGGACTTCACCTTATCTCGTTCAATGTTAGAATTTTTCCAAAGTAATTTTAATTTATTATGGTCTTGCTTAGAAAAAACAAAAACAAAGTGCATCTTATCATCTACGCAAACGTCATATAGTCTTGCACCATGAAAAACATAAAATGCCGCTTGTAATGTATTTCTAAAAAACACCATATCTTTATCTTCATAGGCTAAACCAGTAATATCACTTTCAATTTTCATACTTGTCACACCTAACGTAAAAAAAAGGGAAAATATTAATCATTTTAGTGTGAATAATATCTTCCCTTCTAATTTTTAAAATTAAACAATATTCACACTTATCTTTTACAATTCTTTTTAGTTCTAAATGAACTATAAGAATCTTCTATTTTATCGTTACAAAAATCTAAAATAGATTCTTTTGTTACGTTATTTTCATTTATCATAATATCTTCCACGTTTTCTTCTACATTATCTTCAATAATATTTTCAACGCTTTCAGTAGGAAGTTCATTATAATTCAAAATATCTAAAACGATATTTTTAATATGTTCTCTATACGTTTGAACATCAGAAGTATCTACATTTAAAAGTCTTTCTTTTGCTTCTGCTTTATCATACACACCCACAGAGAACCCATGAATAATCTGGTAGATTTTATAATGTTCAGAAGTATCGGTAAATTTCTTCCAAGGAGTTAATTGCATACTATCTTTACAAGAAAGACATTTGTGATATTCTTTGCCACAAATAGAACAAGTGGAATTGTTTTTATTGTCAACCATTATAAACACCTCCCATTTTATTATTAATTGACAAACGCTTAAATATCATCAATACAACAAACAATAGAAATTATGCTGATTTCATTGTTTGCTCTACGCATAATATTTATAAAAATAATAAAATGGGGCGAGTGTTGTTCGCCCCATTTTATTACATAGCACATTAGTATTACTCGTTTACGATGATAGCAAAGAGTTCATCTTCTCCCTCTTCTGCACAGTAATCTTTCATCATCTGGAAGTCTACAGGATGTTTACCAGTAGAAGTTAAAGCCAATTCAATCTGTTCTGGATTGATTTTAGCTTTTGGACAAAGAATTACACCAGAGTAAACAAGATTTTCATTACATTTATCTTTGAAGTAAGCGTAAATTCTCAGCTTCATTGCAGATGGGAAGTTAGAAGCCATATTGCGTACACGAACTGCATTTTCAGTTTCAAAGTCATATTCAACATATACTTTACCAGTTAAACCAGTAGGTACAGTGATAACTTTATCTTCAATTACAAATTCGGTAGCAGAAACAGCAGAACCAACTTTGTAACCAGTACCAGTTTCACCATTTGCAATAGAGTAAATGTACATAACATCCTTTGCAGGAGTATGTTTCAGAGTTACAGTACCATCTTCACCAATAGGAAGAATTTCATAGGTAGAAGTAACAATTTTAGATTCTGCACTTGCAACTTCTTTCTTAGTACCATACTGAGCAGCAGCAAGTTCAAGAGAAATCAGAGAGTTAGTAGCAGAGAAAGTAGCACGTTTTGCACGATATAAAGTAGTAATTAATGCACCAATAGCATCAACAACTTCTTCACCTTCTGCGGTACACTGTAAAGATGGTTCTTCCAAAGAAGTCAATCTCAACAGCAATTCATCGGTACTTAAATCGTGACCAGTTAAACTTCTTACACGGTCAAGAATTACATTTAACATATATACTTTCGTATATGATTAGACTATATCATCAACCTTACATCAAGGTTGTACTGCGCTTCGATTTAAAGGATTCTCACCTACTGAGATTTTCACTCAGCCCTACTTCTATTGTGGAATTTCACCACCTATGGAATAGTCGTTAGACCTTCAATTATATATCAATATAATTGCTTGGCACAGGATTGTCGTATAACAATATAAAGTTACTTAGATTTTCCCTGTTAGCATAGTTTTTCATCGTCATTTCCTACGATTACAATAGCAAACTACACACCCTATATTTATAGGTTCACAGTATTTTCGATATGTATTACTACATAAAGGAGCTAATTAAAGACCGTTAGTTAACTCATTTTTATTAAAAGCCATAATTGTTTCCTCCTTAAAAATAATAAAAACCCATGCTAATCAGCATAGGTTTTTAAATCTCTCCTGCCCATTCTAAACGTGTTCTATCCACGCCTTTTAAGCTGGAGAATCCAGAATACGCACCTTGCAAAAGGAGTTCCGCATCCTGTATTTTACCAACACGTTTGATATTATCTAAAAACGCATTGATAGTCATATTATATATCTTATTATCTCCACATAAACCACACTTTACAGTTAATGCAGAAACTAATGGTTTTAACATACTTTTGTATGGTTGTCTTGATTGAGCCATAGCTTCGTCCCTTGCATCGTCAATTAAATCCATTTTGGTCTTTTCGTTTGCAGGAAGTTCACTATTTCTTTTAAAATAATGTATTTGACGAACTGCATCTACCATTCTGGTATATACAGCTCTGTCAATTTTTACATCATTTACCACATCATATAATTCTGGTTGCTGTGTTTGGTTGTTGAAAAAACCTTGAAAGTCAGCTAAATCCAATGGCTCAAACACACCTTCGGCATTTTTCTTTTTTAAAGTTAATGCTAAAGGATTAAAATACATAGCATCTATATCTTCTTGTGACGTTAAATTTGCCAATTCTTGTTTGTATTCTTCGGGATTAGACAACCATTTATCATATAATCGTTTCTTGCTTGAAACTAAATGAGATATAAACTTAATGAATAAATCAAAATCTTCAATTTGTGTATAATCAATATTTGAATAATCCCAAAGTTGCCACTTAAAATCAGCACCAACACCACAAAGATTATGTACAGCATTAAAATATTTACGTTCTCCAAAATCTATGATTTGGTCTATTGTTGGTTGGACAACCATAATTTTAGGAGTAATGAATATATCTTTACCCCTGTAAATTTTCATTTCATCAAATTCATACATTACAAAATTCACACCTATTCATCTTCTCGACACATTGATTTATTAAGGTCTGTACCTTCAAAAATTAATTGTCTATATAAGTAGTCTGACTGATATGCACCTTCGATATTTTGAATTAACTTCATTTCACCAATGCCATATCCAGATTGTCCATTGATTTTTTTATCAATTAGCTTAGATAAATAATCATTACGGTTATCTGTAACCTTTGGTATATTATCCACAACCATGTGTTTTTGATGTGAAATAACCCAAATCTCAATACGAGGTTTTACAAAAGTCTGGTCTGCTTCATAGAATGAATGAGGAATTTGTACTTGAATTGTAATGAAAGTACCTGCGGTTTCTAATGTATATGGATTTTGATGGTAAGTAAAAATATGAGTATTAATTAATTTTTCTGGTAAAGTTACGGAATCACTATCAATCGCTTGAATGATTTCTGGGTCTTTGATAAATTCTCTGACAATTCTATTTTTGGCAATACCTATAATAGAACTATGAGACATATTAAATTAACGACTCGATTCTAATAATCAAATTAGACGAATAATTACCATCTAAATCAGTTAAAACCAATTTAAATTCCTCATCTATATAGTTATCATTATCGATACCTATTTTAATTTGATTATCTACTTCTTGTACAATTAAATCATCTTGGAAATCACAAACAATTTCCCATTTAGGAATAATTCCTGTAATCTCTTTGCCATACTTATCATAGAATGTCGCATCAAAAACCTGTAAATCGCCACCAGATTTAATAATCTTAGAATCAAAAGATATAACTGATTTAGCAACATACTTTTTATCAGCATTATTTGTTTTTACATCTTTTGGATAGATATAATCGCAAATTCCTAAATCAATTCTATCTGTTTCGCTATTAATTACAGTTTGCATCAAAGTTACTTTAACTAAGCCTTTTTTGCCATAAGCATAGCTTGTCGTATCATTCTGTGTTACCACATAAGGCGTAGGGCTTATAGGATTTTTATCTAAGAAAAATCTTTGTGGACTACTAATTAAAACTGTATTTTTATCAGCAGGTAAAGTAATCATGTGCTGTGCAGTACCAATAGCAAACAGTTTGTTTGGCTGTTCACCAGAGTTATACTGCGTTGAATTAATATTGTGACATGGGTATTCTAAAATCTCTCCATATTTATTTTGCCATTTCAAAATCCAATTACATAAAGTAAGTTTTCCTTGCCAATGAATATTATCTATATTAAAGGACTCTGTACAAATCCAGTGTTCTTCCATTTCGGAATCGTATAGAATATCACCAACATAAACAGGCACATCCATTAAAGTTTGGAACTGTGCAGTAGCACCATTCGCATTAGAAAAAGTCCTATGATAAATACGAATATCTAACGGTTCTTTTTCGTTATACGATTTGGTTTCTAAATCCCAAACGAATATGCCAGTAGCAAAAGAAGCATCGTCTTTAAATGTTGCTTCTAACATTCGTTTGTTGTTTTGAATATTTTCATTTCTTAATGAACCACCGCAAAGATTCATTCTTTTATTGAATTTCTCCAATGAAATCAACTACGACACTTCCTTTCTACAATTTTTTTAACAAAATGATTTTCTTTTTTTATAACCTGTATTCCAAGATTCACTAATTTCTCCGTTTGAAAAGCCACCCCAAGCATAACGACTAATCAGCGTTTCGTTTTCAGCTAAAAAACGAGTATGCATAGCCATTAAAGAGTTAAGAAAATTCGCAGGAGAAAAAGCATTGAAGTCTACTGAACTTAAACTTGCTTTTAATACAGAAGGAACTCTAATACAATTAGAATCGATATATTCTAAAACAGCATAATTACTTAAAATATCTATTTCTTCTATAGACAATTCTTCATTAAAACGTTCAAGTTTATCATTTCTATTATTTAAATTCTTTCTACAAACATGAAATCTTGCAATAGCTGGAACGAGATAATCATGCAACAAATCTTTTACTTCATCCACAGTCATAATTGGAATATCATAACTTTGAAACTTCGGTAAAACATTTTCATATATTCTTTCATAAGAAGTAGGCATGATTAACACACCTCCCCTTTTATCCTTGTTATTCAAGGAAGGAAAGTAAATCTAAACCAAGCTGTTTTTCTAATGTTCTAATTACATAAACATCAGAAATATCACCGTTAGCAATTAGGGTTTTAATTTTATTGTAAACAGTTAATTTCATACTGCTTGGCATTTCTTTAATAGCCGCACAAACTTTAGCTAAATTATTTTTACTGTAACTATCTTTATTCATTACAGTTTCGTATTTAGCGTATGTACCTTTTAAACCAAGCTTATCAATTACTCTTTCGTCCATCGGTTTCAACCAAAGTTCTTTAAAGTAAGTTTTATATCCTCTCCACAGATTTTTAATAACTGCAAAGGACATCACTTCTTCATCGTCAACTTTTTTCCAAGAATACATATCTCCAGTAGTGCTATCTTTATAGCTAACATTAGAAATTAAAGATTTTACAACAATTTCATCAGAATCCTCTAATGGAACAACTTTTTTAGAACTTTCCTGTTTTTCTACATTTTCTTCTTTTACACTTTCATTAGAAACAGCAGAAGTCATAACTTCATCAGAAACAACTTCTGCTGTGCTTTTAGTTTTGCCTTTAGCCATAACTAAATCCGCCTTTCTTACGCAATTCAAACTTATAGTAAATTACAGATTATGCAAATCTAAACATACCAAAGTATGCAGGTAACAGCATACCCATACCCATACAGGTCTGAATCTGAACATCTACAGACATATCATTATATTTCTTACCAGTAGTGTCCATATCGGAACGAGTATCACCTACAAATTCAAGTTTAATAGGTTTAGAATCGCCACCCATAACGAAAATCATATTATCGTCTAAAGCAAGTTCAAAAGTACCAGATTTTAAGGTCTGTGGGATAATCATCAGTTTGTGACCTTCCCAATCACCAATAGAACCAGTATTAGCTTTTGCTTCTCTCTGAGAATTTGCAAACATTTTGTCTGGAATGATACCAGCAACTTTACGCAAAGCACCTCTTGTACCTGCCAGAGTCAGTTCACTATAACCACCAGCAGCCATAACTTTATCACATAAAGCACCTAAAGCTTCTTCGTCATTACCATTAGCTACAAAGTCCTGTGGAACAGCGTCTGCAACATTCTGGAACTGAGCATACAGTCTGTCTTGAATGAATTTGTTAACAGATTTATGGATTTTATCCATCATTTTCTCTAATGGAGTAATACCTAACAAGAAACGTTCAAGTTCTTCATATACATGGATGTAGAACCATTCTCTTGGTAAGGTAATTTCTGCGCCCATTTCAAATGCCTGTCTATTGGTGTCCCAATGGTTGCCAGCAAAAGTAGCTACAGACAGTAAACCACCTTCGGAATAGAAAGCAGATTTGTCGCCCAATGCACGATTTTTAACTTCTACGAAAGCTTCAATGAAAGCAGAATTTAATACGTTTTCGCTAATGGAAGTATTTACGATTTCTTCCATAATTTCAAACATTACTAAGTTGTTACGTCTGAAAGCCTGATACATAGTCATGCCTTTCAGATAGTCTTTATTGATGGTGTCACGCAGGTGTTTTTCTAAGTCTCTAACAGTCAGTTTTTCTTCATCGATGTGACGAGAATATTCACCTCTTGCTAAATCCAGAGTTAAGTCGTAAACCTGCATATCATTTGCACTAAAATTAGTAATAGCCATAACTTTTACCTCCTATCTCTTATTTAGCCAAAGAATTAACTTTTACTTCGTAAATTTCTTTCTGAGAACCGTAAACGTGAGCTTTAGTAACCAAAGAATTGCTTACCATACGTTTTCTCATAATCTGAGCAGACATAACAGCTCCTTCGGTTTCAGAAGTAGAAGCAACTAATTTACCAGAAGCGTCAATAGTTGCATATACTGGGGTTGCAGTAAAGTCAGCAGTACCAGTAACAGTTTCACGAGAATCAGCAGTAAAACCTTCGATAGCAGTACCAAATTCATCAGTTACTTTCATAACATATGCTCTAAATGGTACACCAGCTTCAATAATAAAAATATCTCTACGCTGATTGGTAATGCGGCAGGTATCATAATCCCATGCAGGATTGTTAGCAACAACAACTTCTGCACCTTCTTTAGTACCTTTTACAAATTTATAGATGTTAGATTCACCTTCTGCTAAACCTTCTAAGTAGCCGAAAGTGCCATTCTCAACAGGTTCTTCGCATACAGCATCAAAAATACGTTCTGCAAAATGAACACTTCTCATATTCACAGACTCAAACACATTGTAAATAGCCATGTTGTTTTCCTCCTTAAAAAATCACATAAAAAAAGACCGCCTAAAGCAGTCAATGTAGTATTTAAAATTTATCTTTTATTTACTTTTTCTGATATTACCGTATTTGGTCTGAACAAACATATCGCCATTGTCAATATTTTCATCCATAATTCCAAGTACACCAGAATTGTTCTGTCTACTAAAATTGGTTTTATGTACTCTATTTTCTTTTACATAAAGCAGAGCGCATTTATTCTCAATTTCTTCAACAGACATTTCAGCTTTGTTAGCTTTAATAGCGGCAAATTCTTCGTTATTACCTAAATCTAAAGCATAATCAGAAATAATAGCATCTTTACGAGCATTTAATTCAATTTCAGCTTTTTCTTCTTCTGCTTTAACATAAGCATCATATTTAGGTTTCATTTCTTCAAAATCTGCTTTCACAGTTGCGTAATTAGTCTGTGCTGTTTCCAATTCATTTCTAACACCTTCAAGTTCGCCTTGAATTGTTGCATAATTAGTTTCAGCAGTAACCTTTTCTTCTTCTGCGGTAGAGAGTTTTGCATTTACTTCATCTACTTTTTCAAAAGCTAACTGTTCAATTTCAGCAATGTGCTTACCGAAATCAAAACTACCTTCTGGAACTTCTGTTCCTTCTTCGTAGTTTACATACTGGATTTTCTTTCTATTGCCATTAGTAAAGTCAATTTCGGGTTTATCGCCATTGATAGTGAATGGGAAACCATAATGACAGTAATTGTTCTTTCTGTCTACAACAATCACTTCGTCATCTTGAATATCCTGCAAATAGAAGCGAGGACAAGTGCCACAACCCCACGCACTTTCCATAACTTCTTGCTGACTCACTAAATTGGAAATATCAGAGAAAAGTTCCATAACAGTCTGTCCAAAGTCTGTAGCTGGCATGATTCCAATACCTCCTTGATTAGATTTTTCATTCACCATCTTGGTGAAAAGATTTAAGTTTTCACACAATTCATTTTGCATTTCTTTTACAAAATCTGTCATTGTGAATTGAACTTCAACAGTAGAGTTCATCATAGCTGGTTCATAAGATTCTCCAAGAATACAAGCAGCTCTAAAAGAAAATCGTGTAAAATGGAATATACCATCTTCATCTTCATAACCGTCATAATCTTCTAAGTCTTTGTCTTGTAATTCCATAGAATGATTTTTGATTATATCTCTATCCATAATAGAAGAACTATCTTCAAACATTCTCCACATTAAACCATCTACAACTAAAAATGTACGTTCAACTCCATCGTCACATACACGTTGTTCGTAATGAGCATTATTATCTGCGGAACTCATTACAACACCGTATGCTGAACCAACATATTTTTTATAAACGCCATTTTCATTTTTTGACAAAATATAATGATGGTCTGAAAAATCTTTCTCACCTAACGAGTCAGCTTTAATAAAGCCCACAATAGGAATATAGCCAAGTGTAGGAATTGCTTCATCTACAACTTCTTTTTCAAATACACTACCATTAAAATTCTGCCCAAGGTGCATCAACCACACCTTAACTTTAATAAATCTTTTATCTTCAACTGCATATTCTTCTGATGTTTTTTCAAACATAACAGGGTAAGATAATGCAGATTTTTTAATTTTAACATCTGACATTGTTATCACCCCTATCTGTCATTCTTTTCATTATCAGCAGTCTTTTGACCTTCTTCTGATAGAGTTTTGCCCTTGTCAGCATTTGTTGGTCTACCAGACTCACTACTGGTTGTTTCGACTGTGTTTCCGTTATATGAAGATGATAATGGAATGAAATTATTATGATAATCGAATACATCTTTATGAAGAATATAAGAACCTAATACACATGAAGGAGTCATATCTAAAGTGGCAAGCCATTTATCAATAACTGTTGCCCCTAATGTGCAAGCTTCTTTATATCGTTTTGACACCGTATCTCTATTGAAAATAGTGGTATCTAATAAATAGAATCTGAACTTATATCCTGTTTTATTAAATCTTCTTAGCTTAATATATCTGTTTGCCCAACGTTCTAATTGTCTGTAAACAAAATATATGAAACCAGAATCGTTCTCTACAGAAAATGTTACCGCAGTACCAGAAGATGAACCATTAAAATACTCCTTTGTTGCACCAGAAGAATTGTAAATTTCATCTATTGCGTCCGAAACATTATTACGAGTATTAGTAGAATCTTTAAAGCTAACAGCTTCACCATCAGCACCTAAAGTATGAATGATACCAATGTCGTCACTCATAGCTTCTCGGTTAATGTGAGCAAAAGCTAATAATGTTTTTGGAGTCAGCAAAGGTTTATCGATTGTAGTTTCATCAATAGGAACTTTAATCATAATCGCTTTATAGTTATCTGTTCTGGCAGACTGCAATTTTAATTTTTTATAAGTATCTAAGTCAAAAATATCTCTAATTAACCCGATAAGAATTGGGTAAGGATAAATCCATTGACTATTCATTTTTACACAAATTTGTTTATCTGCTGGTGGTAAATACCATCGTTGTCCTTTGTTTTCACAATAATCCATATATGCTTTTTGAACATAATCTGGATAAGCAGTTAATTGTTTTGGACTAATTGCAGGTAAATTGATTTTAAAGTTATACAATCCATCTTGAACTTGATATAACTCACATACTTGCAAATCCAATTTCTGAATAAAGAAATCAGAACTGCTTTCTACAACTAAGCCACAATATATATCTTGATATGGTAAATAACGTAAAATCTTAGCAAATTCATGTTTAAGATTCATATTTTCAAATCGTGCTGCTAATGTAGTATAAGACTTTTTAATTGTTTCAGCGTTAACATTTTCTTTTACATCGAATAAATCAATACCCCATTGGAATAAACCCATATTGGCATATAACATATTTAATCTATAGTAATGCGGTGACACCCTCATAAGATATTCAGAAGCCCTTAACAAAACACGCCATCCTATTTTGGGATTAGCTAAAGCACTATAAACATCTTCAATTTTAATTTCTCCCAAACAACCTGTATCTAATACATTCGTATTGGTACAAATATCTGAAACCATCAAACGTCTAAAAGTAGTTAAATCTACTTCTTCATTATTTTTTATAGCATTATTAAAAACATTTTCATCTTTTTCAAAATCTGATTTTGTATAGATAGGAATATATTTTACTTTCTTCTCTTTAGAAAGTTTTACTTTTGTAGCCATTTTTCATCCTCACCCCCTATCTGTTCTTAGTACATATTCGGTCTTTTATTAATTTTTCTAAACTGATTCACATAATCATTTATATCAAAATCGGTTTTAGGTTTACGCAATAATTCTCTTTCCAATTGACACTGAACCCAATAATTGTAAGCTAAAGAACTATATCTGTCTTTTCGCATCCCACTTTTTTCAGTGACTTTTACATTCGTACCTTTAATTTCATGTTCAAGACTAATTAATTCATATACCAACAATGTAGTTTGAATGAATGGTAATTTATACTGAACCTGTTCGAATGGCATCATTTTACTAAAACCTTTAATCTTTTCTTTTAATATTTCTTCTGCTTCAAATTCAGAAACTAAAAGATTGATTTTTCCATTTTGAAAACCTGTTCTAAGTAAAATACACGCTTCGGTATTAAATGTAGCATTAGCCTTAATAGACCAAATCACTTGTGGCGCATTTGGCACTTTACAACGTTCAGCCATAACTTTGTCATTACGGCAAGATAAAGCTGGATATACTTCACCTGTTTCTGGGTCAAACATATCTTGCATGATAGCATCAGCTACGCCAAGACCAATACCATTCGTATCTAAAACAAGGTCTGTACATTTATATCGTTTATATAATCTGCGAACAATTAATGCCAATTCTTCTGTTCTTAAACCTTCGAAGTTTTCTAAGTACACAATATTAGAAACATAGCTATCATTATTGGTGGGAATTGCACTATTAATAATAATAGAACTTGCGTCATTTTTATTTTTCTTAGAAGCCATAAGCGCAATATCGACCGATAATATACGCCTTTCATTGGTTACTAACTCTGGTATTCTAATACCTTTATCTATATCTATTAATGCTGGTGGATAAAATGGTGTTTTTAATTTTCTTCTTTGCGATATATCGTCAAATGAGAAGAAAGCACCATCAGTATCACCATAAAATAGACAACCCATTTCAACAGTCCAAGTAACTTCATCAAAGTCATCTTCTGACATTTCATCTTCTACTTGTTCTCTTGAAAGTAATTTTTCAAATACTGAAATTTGATAAGGTAAACCGCAGATAAAATATTTCTTTGAATCATCTAAGAAATTCACTGTATATGCTTTAGCCTTGTCAAATGACCAGTGCGATTTAAGCCATGCAGAACTCATATAGATTTCTTTATTTCGTTCTGTTAAATGTTGATATTCTGGTTTACTTAAATACATAGGCTGACGTGGAGCAGTTAAATATTTTCTAAGTACCGTATCAATAATCTTTTTATCTACCATACGATACTCGTCACATACTAAAACATTTCCTCTAAAACCACGACCTGTATCTGATGCAGTAACTACTTTAATCCAAGAACCGTTTTTAAACGCAACGACAGCTTTATTAAGACCTACAGAAGTTTCTTTCATATCTATTTCACGTTTAAGATTTTCTGAACCCCATCCGTAGTTCTTAATTAAATCTTCCATAATTTTTTGAAGAACTTCATTGCCTTGTGTTCGAGTTGCTGATGCAACTACAATTTTAGTCTTAGGATATAGAATACATCGAACTACACAAAATACCGCAGTTAGATATGTCTTTCCTTGACCCCTTGCGGCAAGATACATTATGTAGTTGTTATGCATCATTGCAAAAATAAGAATCTTTTGAAATAGTCTTAAATTTATATTTAAATAATCCTTACAAAAACGATGTGGATTTTCTCTGTAAAAACCACACCATTTAGCAACACCTTGTAAAATCTTTTGAGATTTTTCTAAAGCAATTTCTTTTTCTGACTTCTTAGGTTTAGCCATCTAAATCACCTCCAAACAAAGCGTCAAACAATGCTTCTGAATCACCATCTTCTGCTTCGTATTCTGGTTTAGTAACAGAATATTTAGCCATGAAATCATCGTAAGCTTTACATGGTGCATTTTTAATACCCATCATTTTAGATAAATGACCCTTAAAGAATATATTGATATATTTACCAATACGGTCAACATCCTTAAAATCATCATCCATTTCTGGAATTGGCTCAGTATTTTCCCATTTGTCAATCAAAGTACCAAAAGTCTGTGTATCAGAAATTGTTTCACCTTTATTTTGTTTAGGTTGCAACTTAGCTGCTTCAAGTTGTTTTAGATAGGTGTGGTTTAAGTCTTTAGTATCTTCTCCTGCTCTATCAGCTTTTAATAAATCTAACTGAGTACGACAAAGACGTTTAAAAATTTCTTCTTGTGATTTTGTTTCACATTCATGTCGTGCAATCCAATCTTGGTATTGAGAATAAAGATAAGTATAATCTTCATTACTAAAACCTTTACCAAACATTTTAATTGCCGCTTTTATTTCATCATTATGTTTTTTATCATTATCAGTAACAATCAAAAAGTCCTTAGTGTCATCTTTTGATAAACGTTCCATAATTGTGTCATCGTATCTTTTTTCCATATAGGGATTGATAGCAGTTCGCTTTAGATACGAAGCAATTACAGAACCATTAGCACTATAAGAAGCATCTTCAATAGCTAAATCAAATACTACTTCTGTAAAATATACATCTAATAGCATACACATATGCTCTACAGCCATACGTTTAGGATTTACTGATTCCAATTTTTCATATTGTTTACAAAAATCGTTATATAATTTTTCAATACATTTTTTACAATAAGGCAGCTTGCCTTTCGCTTTGAATAGTTTACTGCTCGATGAAGTAAAGTCTTTAGTAGTCAAAGCTTTACCACAATGTACACAGCACACAACATCCTTGGTGACAAGTGCCTTTTCTGACCTTGGATAAGCCATTGGGAACACCGCCATTTCTTTACAATAAAAAAAAGACGCTGCAAAACGTCTAACAAATTATCTATTTCTAATTGGTGTGTAAATCACATCTGTTAACCCATCTTCATAGTCAAAAACAAATGATTTACACTGTCTTTTAGAATTATAACCCTTATCTGCACTCCATTTACTTCTTGCGCTAATGGTAGGAAGTCTTTGGATTCTAATATTGTTTTCTTCTAAAAGTAATTGTTCTGTATGTAAATGTTGTAGAAACACTTCTACGGTTTCAGCTTGCGACCAATACTGTCTTGCTTCGTCAGCGATTATAGCAGGTAATTTCGCTACTTT